ATCAAACATTGTATCACTTATTCCATTTGACCCGATCATTTTGGTATTTGGTCCTTTACTTGCTAGTTGCTGAATAGATGCCGTTCCTAAAGCATAATTATAATACCACAAATTAGAAATATATCCATCAAATCCGCCATTCATTGCGACATAAACATCGCCGTAATTTTGTTTAGGAACACCGACTAAATTAATACTTCGCGCAATGGTTCCATTAACGTATACATCAAGTGTAGTATTTTGACACCTAATAATAACGTTAACCCATTTATTTAGAGGAATATCCGGAATCATTAGTTCTTCGTTGATGACATTAAATGTATTCATCATTACTACAAGAGTGTTTGTATTTGGAGCGATGTATAGACCAGGAGCATTATTTGGTTCAATTACTCCATTTGCCCCTAAATCACTATTTCCCTTACTAAAAATATGTTTATAAGTTCCAGCATTTCCTGATTTGTTGATGCTATCAATGAATAGCCATACAGACCACGTGAACTCGATTCCTTCGGTTGCGTCGACAGACCTATAAATAGTAACTGCGCTATTACTACTTGGGTCTTGTTCAAAAATAATCATCTGTGATGCGTCAATCATACCATCTATAAGATGAGGAGATTCACTTGGCTTAAAATAATAAGAAACAACCGAAATACCTACTCTTAATAATATAATAAATGCGAAAATAACTAAAAGTAAGAATGCGAATTTAGCCACCAAACTATTCGACTCTAAAAAATCCATTGATCCAAAAGTTCCTGTATTTGTTGAAAATGAATTGAATGTATCAGTGCTACTCATTGTATATATTAATTAAATAAGAAAATTAAAATAAGAAATTTAAAATGATAGAAAATAAATTAAATTGTTATACTACTTTGTGTATTTCCGTTTTCTACTAAAGATACTTGAACTTGATATGCGCCAAACATATTTGTCCATGATGAATAACCCTTTGAGTATATGTTCCACGCCTCTTGAGGATTTATTGAGTCAGGAAAATATTGTAATTTAGATGTCCATCCCTCAAAGCCACCTTTAGGTGTAACGTATATATTAGAATTATTATTAATACTTGCTATACCTGGTAATAAGCAAGTTCTAACAAGTTTTCCATCAATATAAACATCCAATGTTCTTCCATACACACTGATAGATAAATTTACCCATTTTTGAATAGGAACATTTGATACTGAACAAGTGTGTACAACAGTTTTTCCTCCAGGAGTAGTGGGCTCTTGGTCTAATCCAGGAAAACATCCTAAAGAAATCGAAACATTGTTTTCTACAGCACCTAAAACAACTGCGGGGCAGGGGTCTAATCCATTTATACCCTTTATAGCACCAGTTCCTTCTCCGCTTGCTGCACCCATTCTGCCAAATATAACCTTAGGTTCACCATAACGATAGTTCCAATTATTAACATAGAACCATACTGAATAAGCAAAATTACTGGAAGGAACATTACTTCCATTTGTTGCTAAAGACGAAGCCGATATTACAGAGGATGTTTTTCCGTCTTGTATATTTTGTAGAAGATAAGGCTCTGTAAAAATATATCTTAATAGCATAAAAATCAGAACGATCACGACGACTGTAATTACTATACCTAAGGGGCTCATTGTATAATATAGATGTAGAAATTTTCTAATTATTTTATTGTTTTAATTACGAAATAAATAATTCTTCCAAAAGCACTTAACCTATATTTTTAGATGCTGAACTCACTTGATTTATATTTTGTATTAATATAGTTTTATTTGAATCGTTAAGAAGAGGCGGCGTCTTATTTTTTACCATATTGTATAAAAAATACAAATTAGACGCGTTAAGTGCACGATTAAAATAAACTACATTACATATTCCTCCGTGTATACCATTTTCTTCTCCAATTGTCAAATTATCAAGAGTATAATAAGGGACAACGCCTACACTAGACTTTACTAATTCTCCATTTAAAAATATATCTAAAACCCCTCCACTATAATTGATTACAATATTGTTCCATTTTTGTAGTAACATATTTTCATTTTTGTAAATAATTCTATTACCATCGTCATCAAAATCGGTTAATTTATTACTAGTTGCCTTGGGCAAGTCTTTCTGATGCATAACTATCTTTAGTGTATTTAATTCACCATTATAAAGAACATTCGGTTTATTACCAAAGTTCAATAGTGATGTATATTTGCTATATGACTTATTTGTATTAGGTGGAGCGGCGTCTAAAAATACCCAAAATGAAATAGCATACTGATACTCAAATTTGTCGGTTCCGTTTAGCTCTTGATAGGTTCCTAATGAATACATTGAATCTGTGTATACTGGTTTATTTACAAGCTGTTTTCCACCTTGTGTGTTTATTATATTGAATACGGATGGGGTGTAGTAATACCCGACTAATAATCCAGCGGAAACAACCAACATTATTAATGACCCCATTGTCTCGGAGTCTGACTTACCAGATACAACACCACCAATATAATCAAATATGTTAGTAAAGATACACGGAATATAAAAGATAATATTCATTATTAATGAAAAAAATGCATTTTTGTTTGAATTGCCAACAGGTAGTCGAACGACAATTGTTTTATATATAATTCCTAAAACAATAACAACAAGCAGTACATTCAGTATAAAACTGGTTGTACCTGTCTTACCCGCGAAATGTTGTATATTATATACAAGCCATAATATTATTAGGCCTGATGTAACAACTCCAAATAAAATTAATAACGCACGCTTGAACGTATTCAATTTACTACTTGTAATTGCTGTGTCAACTACTTCTGGAAATAAATTAACACCTAGCATCAATGCCCATAAAATACAAATTATCAATAATAAAATCATTGACCCTCCAGATGTTGTTTTGTCTGTGAAAAATCCGCCCGGGTATGTTGAGATTATAATTGTAATAGCAACAAGAAACAATAAAAACCCAATACTACCATAAGAAGCTAGTCCAGAGAAATTGTCTAAAAAATTACTTGTTTTTGCTCCAGAGCTGGTATAACTGACGTTATCTGGTAAGGTAAATAAGACAATTAAATACAAAAAGGAAAAAACCGTCACTAAAATTGTGAGTAGTAGAGAATACCCAAAATATTTTTTAATATAACCGCCTGGGTCTGAATGATAATATACAATAAAAATAGTAACTAAACAAAACAATAATATCATCGTTTTAATTCTCTCGTAATTTACATTAAAGTTAACAATATAGTTTTGAGATACCCCCTTATAAAACATAAATACACCGAGAAGGATTGAAGCAGGAGCAATAATATATGCGTAGTCATCAAGCGTTTTGTCTGGCATTGCACTGAAAAATATGATTAAACCTATTGTATAAATAATTACATATGTTACGGTGCTAATTTGTTCGAAAAGACCCTTTACATCTTTTAAATTTGGTAATAATACTATACCGATACCTCCTATCAATAGCACGACAGATAATACAATAAATATGTCAGCAACTGTTTCTTGTGTGGATTTACTAGTGTCCCCCTTAAAAGGATTCGGAACTTTATATATAAAACAAATCAATACAATTATTAAAAAAACAATAAATGCCATTACTGGATACAATACTGATTGTGTTTTGAGAGCCGGTAAAAGGTTTGTATTTGATGGAGTAGTAGTAGGCATTGATATATTATTATAATACAATAATATTATAATACTCTAAAATAGTTGTAAAGATAATTTACATGTTTTCATTTGCGGTTTTTCTACCGTGACAATTGCGACATAATGCAATCAAGTTTTGAACATCATTACCACCCCCATATTCTAATCGTATCTTGTGATCAATTTCGAATGTATGGTCTAATTGCGATTGACAGTTACCACATTTCCAATTTTGATTGGATGCAACATATTTCTTTTTTGTTTCACTGACGGAACGTTTTGTGCCGTTTTTACCTGAACTAGTTATTCTTCTCTCTCCAGAAAATCCAGGTGAAGATATTCCATTAAACGACTCCATAAAACTTTCTTCTTCGTCAGTATCATTTTTAGATGTAAAATCTATTATAGGACTTAACAGGTCAAGCGAAGATTTATCTATAGGCATAAATTTAACAACATTATTTGCGTATAACAACATATTTCTACCTTGGGAAGGGTTTCGTTTTAACAATAAATACACTCCTATTCCGAGAAGAACATAAAAAATCATACTATAATATTTTTTAAAAGATAATAACATTTTTGTATATTTCCCGTCTGAATATGCGTTATATACAAAAAATGCGGTTAATCCTAATACAAAAAATTCCAATCTCATTATATATATTATAAAATAATAATAAAAATAAAATAGTATATATTATATATACTATGAACGCGTTATATTATGTGGTTATGTTTTCATTCTTAACATGTGTTACATCGTTTAAAGGCTTGCGTGGCACCGAGTATACAAGTGATGCGCTAAATGATAAGATAGACAATTTGCCTGGGCTGACTACGGATCTAACATTTAATCAATTCAGCGGTTATTTAAATTTACCCAACTCAGAAAAACAAATACATTACTGGTTTGTTGAATCCGAAACAACACCCGATACTGCTCCATTAGTATTCTGGACAAACGGTGGACCGGGATGCTCAGGGTTAATCGGATTTATGACAGAACAAGGACCGTTTAGACCAGACAAGAATGGAAACCTACAGTTAAATAATTGGAGATGGAATTCCATAGCAAACATGGTATTTTTAGAACAGCCAGTCGGGGTTGGCTTTTCCTATTCGGATAATAAGTATGATTACAGAATCGGGGATTTACAAGCAGCAGAAGACAACTTACAGACTATATTGCTTTTTTTAAAGAGGTTTCCGCAGTTGGCCAAGTCACCATTGTTTATTACGTCAGAGAGTTATGGAGGACACTACATGCCAACACTTGCCTCTGAAATTGTCAACTATAATAAGAACAACGGTGGTGTTTTAAACTTTAAAGGGTTTGCTGTTGGAAACCCATATACAGATTATTATTCTGGTACCGGGGCTGAAATGGAAACATATTGGGGTAAGCAACTACTTCCTAAGCCATCGTGGGATAAATATGTATCTGCTGGTTGTCTCAATGTTGAAATACAATTTAATAATACCGCGTGTAGCACTTATATTATAGATTTTATGAAG